TATTGAAAGGTCTAGCTTCTACTTCTATAGTAGGCTTGACTAAAGTTTTGATTTCAGCTTTACTAGGTTTCTTTTCTAGTATATCCTTATACAACTCTGGAAGGGATTTTTTTGTGTATTTAGTTAGAAAAGTCCATACATTACCAGACTCCCCTGTAGAAAAATCCTTATATATCAAATCTCCCCTTAAGTAAAAGAAAGAGAAAGACGGCTTAGAATCTTCCCTGAGAGGTGAATGGATAAGACAGGGGACACTATCTATATCTATATAGGATTTCAGTATAGATTCTTCATCATAAATACTTAGAATCTTTTCCCTTTCTTTAGGGTCTGCTAATGTATGAACTTCTCCGATAATCATTTAGAAAGGCAGGTCGTCTGCATCAATAGTGGTTGCTGCAGGTGCAGGAGTGCTAGTGGTAGTACTTGAGGAGTTAGTGAACTTAGTAGGTTCAGGCTTATACTCAGAAACATCTTCAAATGAGAAGAGGAAGTTACCTAATGCACCAGAACTCTGACGGCGAGAAATGTGGTCTTCAAACTTGTCATAGATAAAGACAGTCTTATCACCAACCTTCTTCTCTACAGGATTCATACTAACCTTAGCAGTGAATCGTTCGTAGACAGTCTGGAAGGTACGACCCTCATCAAATCTAACACCAAGGAGTACCTTAACCTTCTTACCCTGAGCAATAGCGATAATCTTACGAATCTCATCAACCTTACCCTTGAGAATATCATCAAGCTTTTCAAAATAACAGAAGTACTTTGATGGGTCAGCTTGAAGAACCCACTGCTCATTTACATAAGTGTGAGAATTCTTAATACCAAGGAGGTTACGAATAAAGAGGATAAGTTCAGATTCACCTCTCTTTTCAAGACGATAATCGTTAGCAATACGAAGTGGCTTGTTATCCTTAGAAAGAGGAATAGCCTTAGCCTTGTATTCTTCAGGTGTTACCCAAGCAGTATTACCAAAGTTATCAATAACACCATACTTACCTTCACGAGTAGTAAGGTAGCTATCTTCAAGGAAGAAAGACATACGAGAGGTAAGATTGAGTTCTTCATTACGAACAATAAACTCAATACGGCTACGGTCCTTCTTCTTCTTCTGACCATTTTCCTCTACCTCAACCTGAGAGTAATATACAGGTTCCTTTTCAGGTTCCTTACCAAAAATCTTACCAAGTTCTGCCTTGGTTGGGTTTACTGCAAGTACAGTAACAGGGGCTACACCCCAATAAAGCTTAAATGAGCCTTCTTTTACTTCATTAATTTCTCCTAAAACCATAATATAACGTTATAAATTAAAATTCAACTTCATCTAGTACTTCTGTAGAAACAGCATTCTCTGCAACAGCCTCTACAGTTTCAGTCATTTCAAGACTATCAAGAAACTCCTGTGGTGAAAGACCTCCTGTAGTTCTACGGATAGGTTCTTCAATAGCATCAATCTGTGCTAGATAACCATCACGTTCTTCTTGGAGTTCCTTAATCTTTTCATCCAGCTTACCTACCTTCTTACGCAATGGGTTAAGGCTTGAATTAATACCCTTAACTACAGCGATTTCTGTCTTAGTTAGTTTTACACTAGTCATTGTCGTTTTCGTTTTGTAAATAGTTGTTTATAGATTCGTTGATAGCAGCTAAATCATTAGGAATAAACTCGCTATCAAACATTCCTTCAGGTGATTTGGCAGGAATGATAACACCATCTAACATAGTAGATTGAGTATAGAAGCCATACTCTGGCTTACCATTAATGTCAAACTTAGGCTCAGAGAACAATACAATAGTAGTATTCTCCAAAGGATTGATGGTAGTATTAATCATCTTACCTGGCACTGATGCTTCATAAGTGACAGTTCTACCATCAGATTCAACTCTAGCTGGGTGCAGATTCAAATAGACAATAATATCATCTCTAAGATTCTGACACTTTAATAGTAGTCTCTTGAAGTCAATAGTAAAGTCTACAAACTTCTGAAAACCACCACTTCTAGAGAGGTCAATGTACTTATACTTAAGTAGGTACATTGCATCATCAATCACAATAGTTTTAACGTGGGGATAAGCCTCATTAACTCTATTAAGTACTTGCAATACTACATCTGCAGACAATGTAATATTACCATCATTATCCTTTACGCCTGTCTTTTCATCTGCTTCAAGGAAGTTCTTTTTCTCTAGAGAGTACTTAGCTCTAGAACCCTTGAATGGTAGAGGCTTTTTACAGACATTAACTATAAATGTCTCTTCTGGGTTTAATGTACTGATTGCTCTACTTTTACCAGTACCAGTATTACCCATTAATATAACTACGGTTGCCATTAAAATAAATCTGTTATAGAACCTTCTTTTTCTTCTTTAATATAAATGAGGTTACGGCTTCTTTCCTCATATTCCTTAGCCTTATTGGTATCTTCGGCTAATCTTACAGCTTCTGTTGGTTTAGCTAACTCTTTGAAATGAGCGCACGCACCATTGAACAGTAAACCTACTGTTAAATTCTCAGGACCATCTCTATTCTTAAGTAACTCAATGAATCGGGCTGCACTTTTAAGTACAGTTAAATCATAACCTGCATAGCTTTTGAGGTTGTGACCAAATGGGTTATACACTGAAATAATGATATTAGCATCTCTCCCTGTGTATTTTGAATCAGCGAGGTTAGCTCTTTCTGGCTTAGACCTCTCTTGTTTGAAAGCATCTAAAGACTCATTTGAAGCACTTTGCTGCTGAATAATTACAGGAGAAACGTGATACCTATTTCTGAGTTTCACCATATTAGTAGAAAAAGCATCTATAGCTTCTTTTAGAGTACCTCTATATGGTAATAAACTAATATGGTCCACCAGAGCAATAATGTACTCTTGGTCGTTTTCAGGAACATAATAGTTAAACTCTTGTACAACTTCTTCTTCCCCTAACTCATTGGTTACTTTGACTTCCTTGTAATGAGTAGTACCAACTGATTCGCAATAAGCTTTCACCTTTTCATAGAATTGATTAGGTGTAACATCTACTACGAAGTTGATACAACTCTCAAAGAAGTCGAGAATAGAGCGAAATTCGACAGTGTCAATCACATCCATAATCTCTTGTGGTGCTGGATTATCATTGTCAGAACTTCTAAGGTTCTTAGGAGAAATCAGGTACTTACCATTATATTGTTTAAACAGTAAGTAACTAATAAATCTTTGAGTAATTCTCTCTGGAGTTTCCTCCAAAGGCATACAGAATATAGTGTACTTTAAATTTGGGTATTTAGCTCTATTATAATATAAATACAAAATAGGCTCAAACACAAAGAAAAAGTAACTGAATTGTGATTTACCACCACCACTATATCCTGTTACTATATAATAAGTATCTTGTTCAACCCCTGTAAGATAGTCTTTATACCTATGAAATGGACTTGAAATAGAATTGATTTTACCTTCTGAGATGGTTTTTTTTCTCTTCCTAAGTTGTTCTAAGGTTCTATCTATTAAGGATTTTGCCATTATCGGTGTGCTACATCATCAATGTGTGCAAGCTCTCTATCCTTATAAGCATTATAAAGATTAATATGAGCTACCACATCATCGGTAAGACTTCTAAGATTATCAAAAGCACGTTTTAGTCTTGCTTCAATAGCTGAATACATCTTGCACTTAGCCTTGGATTCAGCAATATACTTACCCTTCTGTTCATCAAAGGTGTCATCCTTATGACACTTGGCTACACCTGTAAAAGTATATTCTTCATAATAATCTAGGAAGTACCCTATGCGAGAATCCCACCATCTATCATTATCCCTCTTACGAGGTCGAACCTTAATAATACAAACTACTGTCCCAGCTTCCTTATTTACGATATACTTCTTATCTACGAAGTGGAGCTTGAAAATTTTGTTGAAATTCTTGTTTAGCATAATTCTACATTATCCCAATTATCTTGGGTTATTTCGTTTTTGTTTTCTATAAAGTTGAGCAAATCAGAAGATTTTTCAATCCCCTCATCACCCTTAACATCTTTAAATATGAAGTACTTCAATGTGCGCATATAAGCATAATCACCATTGAATGAATCTACATATCTTTTGGTAGCATCAATAATCTCCTCTGGGTCATAATAACCAAACTTTCTAAAGAATAGTTTTAGACGAGCTTCAATTAAGGCTCCACCTTCTGCCCAATAATAAGAAGTATTAGGTTTCTTTCCTTTAGGGTAAATCTCCTTCAGTTCTGCAGCAAGTTTCTTCAAATCTGAACTATCCAAAACTTCAGCTTCACTAATAATAGACATAAACTTTTTAGTATGTATTGGGAATACCCTAGGCTCATCACCCCTTTTGGGGATGTTATGCTTGGTTAAGATACGAGCCTTTTCTTCTTCTGATGCTGGGTAAAATAGTGTACCTAAATAGAAAAACTCTTTCAAAGAGATATTGTGGTTAGGTAATACTGATTTTAGTGTTTCTAGTATACTCATACTAGTTTTAATTCTTTAAATTCTACATAGTCTGAACTGAAATTATCATTGATAGCATTTAACGTGTATGTTTCCTCAATAGTTCCTTCAAAATAGTGTATTACTACTGTAGGTTTAGAATGTCTAAGAAGTCTACCTACCTTCTGTATAATAGACCTATCAGATGAATCAACCTGTGCAATAAATCCAACCTCCGTATTAACAAGATTCTGGCCTTCCTGAAGCATATTGACGGTAATCAACTCATTAGTCTTAAATGAATTAAAATCTTCAATTGCTTGTTTAGGCTTCTTTGTTTTGGAGGTTAATGCATTACCAATAGATTGAGCTTGTTCTATAGAAGTAGCAAAGATTAAAAACCTCTTATTCTTCTTTCTAAAGTTCTCCGCATAACTTTGTAGTATGGCGGTTTTATTACTTCCAAGAAATCTCTTCTCTTTTAGTACTGCATTTAAGTACTTATCCTTTGTAGCTTTGTTGAAACATTCCGCTAATTCTTTACTGTAATATTCTCTAAGTCCTGCATAATAGTTACAACACTCTCTAAATGTTGCTTTAGCTATAATGGTAGCATATGGAAAAGTTATTTTCTTTTTCCTGTACTCAGGGAATTCACAATAAATAACTTGAGGGTTATTTGCTCTACCTATCCTAATCTCATATATTCTTTCTGTTGTGGGAATTTGAGATTTAAGGACTAATATCCTAGGAGTAGGTAAAGTATTGTTATCAATTGCTGTCTGCAAATCTACTGAAAAATCTACAGAACCATACCTTTCCATCAGATAGTTTTTGAAATTGACCTTGTAGGTCGCTGATAGAAAGACAGAGTAAGAGAAAGAGATAAGGCTGAAATAATCTAATCTCGCCTTAGTGTTAAGGTGATGAGCTTCATCTGCAATAACAAAGTCAAACTCCATACCTTTTAACTTAGACAAAGATTGATAGCATTCTATCCTAACTTTAGCCTTTCTCTTTAAGAACTTATCCATTTCAACTTTCCAGTTGTCCTTGTGCGCTCTTTCCGCTACAAGTAGTAGAATGGTAGGCTGTCGAATCTTAACCTTATTTACTATATGTAGGGAAAGAGCTGATTTACCATAACCTGTTGCCAGATTAAGGATATAGGACTTGGTGTCGTTCTTAATTTCTCTATTGATGAGTTTCTTTAACTCGTCTCTAGTCATTAGAATTACACTTAAAAAGCTTTGTCAAGCCTCTAATAATTAAATTCCATAGCTTGGAGGGCTTCTGATTGTTATCAGATTTATTGTTAATGATAACACCTTCAGAAGAGAGTAAAGCAAATGCTACCTCAGACTTCTTGAGTTTCATATAGTAGCGTGCTTGTACTCCTCTAGGGGTTCTTCCAGTTTCTTCAGCTGCCTTGTTAAATGCATTCTGGAGATTACCAGGATTAAGTCTTACATACTTAAGAATCAGCTGTTCTTCTTCCGTTGTCCATCTCTGCGCCATTGTGAATAGTATTTACGCGTTTCTAAATAATTTAAATCGTACTGATATTTGTAGGCTTCCTTCTCAAATGAGATATTCATATAAGCTTCATAGTTTTCGCCAAATCTGAATATACCAATGATAAATTCAGCCAAGTAAAGAATGTAGAATAGGATGTAACCTAATTCTTTCATCTGCGCTGTGTGAATCTTTTCGTGGTTGATTGTAACAGCATTTAGTTTCTTTCTTGCAAATAATACCCCAAAAAGATTAATCGCTATGAATCCTCTAAATGGGATAATGTTGTTGTATATAATCTTCATATTTCTTTCGAGTTTCAATGATTCTAGTAACATCCTTTTCAATGTCACCACTACTTCTGAAACTGGGGGATATTAATATGTAGTAAGGATAACCATCAATAGAGATAATATCTTCTACTTTAAAGGGTTTAGTTTTAGTCTCTATTGTTTTACCTCTAATGATAAAATTTAAGGTACTGGGATTTAAGAATTCATATTCTTTTATTCTAGCATCCTTGAATCTAGGATTCTTGATGTTAGCCTTTACCCAAAAACTAGGGACTGATGATTCAAAGATATAAATACCTCTACCTATTCTTTCAATGGTAGAAATATCTTCACTTGAACCTGTTTTAATTTGAATAGGAGGCATTACTCAAAATCCTTTTTATAGTTAATCCTCTTACGCTTGAACTTTTCCTTCTTTGGGAAATAGTCATCATCGTAAGATTCATAATCCTTAAACTTTTTTATTTTCTTTTCAGGTTTCATATTGATAAGAAAAGTGTTATTACACTACTCTTAGAATATTATAAAAGTGGGTAGAAATACCAGTTAATACCGATACTCCTACCCACAAAACAACACAATTAACGCTATTATGGCACACAGCGTATAAGTCTGGATTAGCTTATTCATCATTCCATTTTCTAAAAGCATTAAAACCTATCCATCCAAATACCATCTTACTAATAAGATATGCACATAACACAATAACTAAAATCTTCATATTATCTTTCAATGTAATCTGAATACTTATCTAATGCTAACTGCAAGCCCTCAGTATACCCATTGTTTAGGTATAAATCAGCCATAGCATTTGCTATGTTTTGCATTGTAGTGTCAGATAGTTGTTCAAAATTTTTAATTCCTAAATACTCTAAATCTTCCCTTGTAATACTAATAACTTCAAAAACTTCTTGCATAATTAGAATTGAATTTTGCTAACCTCTTCAATATGAGATGTAGGATTAAATTCATCTCTAATCATATCATCAAACACTGTAAATGTCTTACCAAAATAGAGACGAATCTTTCCTTGTATAGGGAGTGATGTTTCACCATAACCTGCAAGGTCGATTGAGTAAATCTTAGGTGAGTTAATTTGTGAAATTAACTTCTTATAAGAATCAACACAATGACCTCGGTTGGCTTCGTTATCACTAATAATAATAATTCTATCGTACTTCTTACCGCTCTTTCTAATCATATCTAGTGCTGATTGAAGGTTTGTACCACCTCCTGTAAAGTAGCCTAAAATGGTTCTATAGAGCATCTCGAAATCATAATACAGTGGTTTAACCATATCTGCATAATGAGCAAAAGTATAAAGGTCAGAAGTACCTAAAGCTTGATACAGAATAGCAGTTATAAAAGCTGCTTCTTTTCTAACGCCACCCATAGAACCTGATACATCAAGAACTACAGCCACGTTACCTGTAATAGCTTCCTTAAAGTTAGCCATAGCACCTTCTATAGCCTTATTAAGTGCTTCCTTAATGAGAGTATTGTTACCACCATATAGATAAGCATTAGCAAGCTGTTGTGGCATAATCTTAGCCTTTCTAATCATTGTAGAATCACTAATTAGATTAGCTAACATCTTGGTTGTTTCACCATCAGAATCATTATTAACAATATTATTAATGTTTCTAATAGCTGCAAGATAACCAAGCTTATTCTCTTTCAGCAAATCAGAAAATACTGCATTTTTACCTTGCTTAAGGGCTTCAGCTTTTTCCTCATCACTGAGTTTAAATTCCTTAACAACCTGACCAACATCAGAAAGTCCAACTTCCCAAGTATCAGCACTAACCTTAGCCCCACGCATAATAGCTGTAATGGTGGGAATCTTCTCACCATCTACTTCTACAGTTGCATTGGAATTATTTGGGTTGGGGTGTACGAGATTAGCCACATCAATAATATCCTTCTTATACTTGAGAAGGGAATATGTGTCTAATCCTTCAATAGCTTTCCTAAATGCCTTCTTCATTGAATTAGGCATAACACCTTTACCACCTAAAGTCTTGTAAGTATCTAGGATAGCCTTCATATCATCAGGGCGATAAATCATACCACCCTTCTTGTTCTTCTTATCAAAAGAGCTGTAAAGAAGCTTAGCATAACTAGTTCCTGAGAGGAATGGTAAAGCAAGTACAGAAGCTACTTGATTAATAGTTCTAAGACCTGATGCGTGACAACGGGAATATACAATAGCCTTAGCTACAAACTCGGGGTCAGACAGAGCAATCTTAGAAATAAGTTCACTGAATTCAGCTAAGAATTCTGTAGCACTCTTATAATAGGTATCTTGAAGCATATAAGTATTCAAGATAGTAAGGAGGTGAAGCTTATCTTCAAGCTTATAGCCTATACCTCCACCTACCATATTATGGGTGGGTTCAGGAATAGCATTAGCTTCTACAACAGCTTCTTTTGAACGAGCCATTTTACCAATGGAATCTCTAAGCAACTTTGCTCTTTCTTCTTTTTTATTCATAATTATTAAAGATTTTTGACTAGAATTTTATATAGATTCTAGACTAACTATTAACTATTTTTTATTAATGAAAACTATATATTCCAAATCTTTATAAATGGTATTACCGTAATATATATTAATATATACACGGTCCGTATAATTACATATAAAGGTTAAACCCATTTTATAGAGAATAGGGCCATTCTTTGTTACATTAGCAGTCACATTATTACGTATATGATACTTGAAATCTCTAAGATTCTCTTTGGCAATTCTAAGACCTATATTGTCTAATTCAAAGAGATTAGCATTTTCTATGACATATTTCAATACACGTTTATATGTAGCTTCTAAATTATTGACATTTGATACGCATACGGTTATATAAGAAATCTTTCTCATATTATACAATAACTGCAGATATTCTTATTTCTTTTAATTCAGGCACAGTAATGAAATCTACAGCACACTGGTCATAACGTCCAGTGAAACTGCTTCTATTAATTCTGTCCCAAACTCCTATAATCACTGTGATAACAAACCTATTTGCTCGTTCCCAATCTACAGTTACAGAATCTTTCCTAGGCAACCCCTCTTCATTCTTTAACTTCTCATAAACAGTACTGAGAGGAGTATAGTAACGATTATGCGCTCTAACCTCACCAAAATGATTCTGCTTAATCCATCTATCTGCAAATTTTACAGCTTTCATTATAGATTGGTTGTAGAGATTCTCATCCTTTTTTACAGGAACATATACTGATATTCTAAGCATATTTATTCATTGTGTTATCTCAACAGTTCTTATCACTCTATCTATGTTAGGTAGGAATTTGAAACATATACAGGCTTTATATTCATCTATTAAATAAGACCCAACCGTAAGGTAGATAGTTTTTGTACGGTACTCATCATCATAAAAGAATTGAGCATTATAATTACTCATACGAAAAGTACCAAGTAAATGAGACATTAAATAATTTAACTTGGCTCCAGCATCTGCGTAATTAAAATCAAGCCTTTTTGTTCTTGATTCTATTTCAAATATCCAATACCTGGTTATACCTACTATATCAATTAGTATGTTGTTTCTCCCAAAACTAATATATTTATACGGTATGTATATGTTTATAGTCACATTCATAGTTTAATTTTTAATTAGAAGTATAGGTAGCTATCGCTGCTACAGTTAATCTTGGTCATTCCACTATACTTTCATCTCTCAAGGTGTTTCACAACAACAAGAGAGTCTTGTCCTCTTTCTTTCGCATCAGTAAATAGGGCAATTGTCTCCCCATCAGGATTCGAACCTGAATTCTCGGTTTAGAAGACCGATGTTCTATCCGTTGAACTATGAGGAGGTTAGGGTATTGCTACCCTAATTATCAGAATCGTCTGTAAGCCACGAATAAACCCCTGAAATTCCTGTGAAAATAGCTATAGGAAGCATATATTCAAAGCCTTCAAAGGAAAGTAGGCAACAAGAGATACAGCTTATAGTTAATAATACTTTATGTGTACTCATCTTTCTGATATATGTTCAAAATATTTCATCATAGAAAATACAAATAATCCAAGACCTACTCCTACAAAACCACCAAAACCTTCAAAACTACTTACATAAAAAGAAGTACAACTTAAAATTAATAGTACTTCCCAATACCTTGGTTTACGCATAATTATTATTTCTTACTATCATATTCTGGGTTAAGCATCTTTCTAGAGTATTTAGTTTCACCCATAGAACGAATTACTACACCCTCAATAATTACATTATCAGCAATTTGGAGACTTTCAAATACCAAATTACAAGCCTTTATTAAATCTTCAAGACTTGCAGGTTTAATAGTACCAATGAAAGGAACGAAAGTTATATTCAGACAATAGGCTAAACCTACAGATTCTTCTAAAGTAACTCTTTCCCAAATCTTTCTCTTGTCATCAAATTTCTCTACAGAGAATAACTTGAACTTAGGTGGGTCATTCTTATAAGGATTACAAGATACACCACTACCTCTAAATCCCATACCAAATACTTCACCTCTAAGGGTTATATTATTTAGTCCTGAATTCACCAAAGCTCTAAGTATAGGTAATGCTACCTTTACCATAGGTTCCTTGTTATCAGTTTTATCTAGGATTTTACTTCTAGACATAATGATACCATCAGGATATTCATCCGAAACCATAACAGAACAAGAACTACCATCAAGCTTTTCAGTAAGTACATACAATTCATTAGGTATGAAATCACCTGAATCTTGCTTTATATTAGTTTCATCTGTCTTCTTTAAACCTTTAGGTAGATGGTTAGTTTCAAAGTATTCATCCTTAAAAACGCCTACAGCGGCTTCTAATTCACTATCTGGTACATTATCTATATCAGGAATAATAAGCCCTTCAGAATAAGTAGAACCTATCTTATTAGGGCTATCAGAGAGATTGAACTTAATAGCTCTAACTCTATTTCTAATACCACCAACACAACCTAACTTACATTTCTTTGCATCACCATAAGGAGCAAAGTATTCTGAAAATTCAGGCTTATCGGGAAGTTGAGTATCAGGAAAAATAAGTATTACAGTATCGCCTACCTTATACTTACCTTTCTGTACTACAACCTTATAATCATTATTACTAAAAGAAGCCAATTCAATAGCGTTAGCTTCTTCTCCATTCTTGTATAGCTTACTAAGATTAGCTATTTGAGTTCTTGATAACAACATTACTTAAAAGGTGTGAATTTAAAATAGAAACACTTCTCTCTTTTATACCAAACTTGTATTTGTAATATATCGCTTGGTTCTCCTAATTTATTAGTAGCAAGTGCTAATTCTAAACCGTCAAAAAGAGAACACTCATTCCAGCTTAAATCAACAAGTTTTAACTTATTTTTCACAGCTAGCATTTCTATATAATCTTTAGAAAAACAGTTTTCTCTTTCTGATAGAACTGTAATTCTGACGTATTCTATGTTAATAGTTATATCATCCTTGAGTTTATAAGTACGATGATTATTCTTCCTTAAAGTAGCATTTATAAGGTAATTACAAAGCCTGACTTTATTAGCATCAATATTATCAACTATCTTCAACTTTAACTGATGCATTATAAGCAATATAGCTCTATAGTAATTTATAGCCAATTTTGGTGGCAATGCTTTTTCTAGAAATTTACTATCCTCACATTCTAGTATAACCTCTAGAATAGCTTTGCAGTCTTTTGAATAGTCTAATAAAGATAGACTATCTTCTAAATACTTCGTAATAAGTTGAACATAGGTATAGTCCTCTCTTACAATAGGACTGCAGTTATTTAACTTCTCAAAAAGTTCTTCCAATCCTCTAGATGGATGGATGCCACTTTTATCAAATATTAGAATCTCTGGACCATAACTATTGTAGTAGTAAGGGCAATCATACCCATCTAAAAATAATCTGTAGAAACTTTTCAAATCAAAATTATCAAGTTCCACTGCTTTAGTAGGTACTCTCGTATCTCTAACAACTTTTATCATAACTAGTAAAAATTATCACCCCAAACAATATTTTCTATTTTACAAAGACCGAAGTTTGAATAATTACGTTTAGGTATAGGTACTATATCTGAATCTAAAAAATAAGCCTTATTTCCAGTATCATTACTTACACATTCAAATAAATACCAACCTTTGTCTAATAGAAGATTTAAAGCTTTAATTACATTAGTTTTACTTATACTCAAATTGGGTTTACCATCCTTAAAAGCTTGAGGAGTAAAACTTCTTTTATCCTCATCTATATAGTCTGTCTTACCAAACTCCATATTAGGGTAAGGTGAGGGTTCAAAAACACTACCATTTGCAAAAGCTATACATATAGCTTGTACTTGTTTGTCATCCATATAACTCTTACTATCGGGAACTATAATATTATTAATCATACTTATTAAGTATAAAAGGGGAGAATATTGATTCAATGGTGGGTTCGAACCACCTAAACTTATGAAAAGTCAATAACCGATGAAATTGAATCTTAACTACCCCTGTATTATTACTTGTATTTATCTGCTAAATATTTCTGTGTCATATCAACCTCTACTTTTTAACCAGCGGAAGAATCTGTTTTTAAAACCTTCAAAATCCTCACATAAAGTTTTTAGTGATTCTGCATATAGGTATAGAGAAATACCCATATTATAATCTTTAGTAACATTACCTGTAGGATTTCTAGGTACACATTTCATATCTTTAGTTATACGTATGAAGCTGCCTTTATATGGTGCTATGATATATTGAACATCCCCAGCATCAAAAGAAAGGGATATAGAGGTTCTTATAAATGGTGAAACATAAACAAACTCTTCAGGAATAGTTCCACCTTTCTCAACAATCATTAAAGCTAATATGGCTATAAGTGAGAAATCCTTTCTATGAACTTCGAACTTATCTAGACATTCAAGAATTGTTCTGCAGTTTCTTTTATCAAAGTCACTTAACCTCTCATAGTTTTTAACCCCAATAATACTATATACTCTTTTTCCGAATTCTATTTCTTCAGCCTTTTTATTATCTAAATCTTGTAGTTTACCTTCTATTTCTTGGTATAGAGGCTCTTT